CCGGTGTTCGCCGCATGTTGGATGCGGGCCAGAAGCAGGCGCGCTATGCCGCCATGCAGGCGATCAATAACGTCGCCTTCGAGGCAATGCGCGGCGGGCGACGGGAACTGGAGGCCAAACTCGACAGGCCGACGCGCTGGACCGTGACATCCTGGTATGTGCGGCGCAAGGCCACCAAGCAGAAACTGGAAGCGGTAGTCGGATGGTCGGACTACCTCGCCAACAAGAAAGGCGAAGCCGCCGACTACTACCTCTCCCAGCACTGGAACGGAGGCGGGCGCAAGCACAAGGCGTTCGAGAAGCGTCTGATCGATTCCGGCGTCATGCCATCCGGCCTGTTCGCGGTGCCCGGAAAAGCGGCCGAAGACCTGAAAATGATCGACCGCTTCGGCAACATGAAGGCCGGCGTCCTGGTGGCCATTCTCTCCGGCCTAGGCACCTTCAACGAAGCCGGCTACAACGCCAACGCCAGCGTCCGTTCAGGCAAACGCCGCGCCGCATCCAAGACCGCGAGCCGGCACGTCTACTGGGCCGGAAAGCCCGGCAAGAATACCCCGAACGGCATCTGGATCATCGACGACAAACACAGTGCGCGTGGTCGATTGCGTCCCGTGATGGTCTTTGTCAGATCCCCGGTTTACGCCAAGCGACTGGACCTCAAGTCCATCGCCGACTCCGCATCGCGCCGTTTTGATGCCGAGTTCGCAAAAGCCTATCGCCAAGCCCTGGCTACCGCCCATTGATGGATTACGTCAACCTTGCCGATGTCATCGGCCAACTTCAATCCGCCGGCCTGGACCTGGCTAGCGTCCGGCAATCCAGCGGCGGCACGCCCATCGGCCCGCTCTACGTCGAATCCACAAAATCCGTCCGTTGCGACACCGCCGACAAACCCGGCAAGAAGACCGGCGCCTACCGCCTGCACGAGCTGCGCCTACGCGATGGCATCTGGATCGCAGGCTCCTACTGGATCGACAACGGCTCCACCAGCTACAAGATCGAGCTGAACAAGGAATGCCCCGCCTGCGGCGCCATCCTCCCGCTCAAATCCCCCGCCTGCGCCTGCGGCACCAAGCGCAAACCCAAGGCGCGCGAGATCCCGCAAGCAGAGATCGAAGCCCACCGCGCCCGCCTCAAGGAAAACCAGAAACAGGCCGATCTCGCCGCCGCCCGCGCCGCCGAACGCGCCGCCACCTGGGCCAGCGCCCTCTGGCGCGCCATGCCGGAAGCCACCCTGGCCGATCACGACTACTTCGCCCGCAAGCACCTGCAAGACACCGGCGGCGCCCGGCTGTTCACCGGCAATGACGGCCTGATGCTCGACGGCGCCGAAGCCGACGACTACGCATACCTGGCCAAGTTCATCGGCGCCCTGGTGATCCCCCTCGGCACACCGGACGGCAAAGTCCACGGCATCCAGTTCATCCTCGACAAGACCCGGCACGCCGACCTGATCCGCCAGAAGGAAACCGACAAGGTATTCTGGCCCCACGGCCTCAACGTCACCGGCACCACCCACCTCATCGGCGGCACCCCGCACACGGTCTGCCTCATCGCCGAAGGCTACGCCACCGCCCTCAGCCTGCGCCAGGCCAGCAATCACCCCGTCGCCATCGCCTGGAACGCCGGCAACCTGCCCGCCGCCACCGCCGCCCTGCGCAAGCGCTACAAGAAAACCCGGTTCCTCATCTGCGCCGACGACGACTGGCTGCAACGCTGCGACGCCTGCAAGACCTATACCCCGGTCGAAGACCCCACCTGCAAGCACTGCGGCCAGCCGCACAAGAAAGGCAACGCCGGCCTGACCAAGGCGCGCGAAGCCGCCATGGCCACCCATGACGCCGCCACCGTTAAGCCCCTGTTCAGCCAGCCCCGCCCGGAAAACCGCAAGGGCCCCACCGACTTCAACGACCTCGCCGCCATAGAAAGCATTGATGCCGTCCGTGTCCAGATCGAAAACGCCCTGAACGATCTGGGCTGGGCGGACGCCGCCGGCCCCTCCCTGGCGCGGGGGCTCCCTACCGAGGGGGGAGGGGAAGCGGCCGGCAAGCCACGCCGGGGCGCCGTCTCCATCATGGGCGTGGACGACATCGTCGAGCGCTTCATCTACGTGGACGACGCCACCGGAGAATTCGCCTTCGACACCTGGACCAAGGAAATCGTCAAGCTCACCAAGGTCATCAAGCTCCTCCCCGCGCGCACCCGCTTCGACGACGTGAAAGACCACCCGGTCTGGCGCGGCCGCGCTGTGTACATCGACCAGATCGGCTTCGACCCCGGCGGCGAAGACAAAAACATCCTCTGCAACCGCTGGAACGGCTGGCCCACCACGCCCAAGGCCGGCAAATGCACGCTGCAACTCGAACTGCTCGAATACCTGTGCAGCAACGAGCCCAGCCGCGCCGACATCTTCCACTGGATCCTGTGCTGGATGGCCTGGCCGCTCAAGCACCCCGGCGCCAAGCTCAAATCCGCCATCGTCATCCACGGCCCCCAGGGCACCGGCAAGAGCATGGTGTTCGAGTCCTACGCCAGGATCTACGGCGAGTTCGCCACCATCCTCAACCAAGGCGCCATCGAAGACAAATTCAACGCCGACTGGTCCGAGCGCAAGCTCTTCATCCTCGCCGACGAAATCGTCGCCCGCGCCGAGATGCACCACCTCAAAAACCAGCTCAAGAACTTCATCACCGGCGAATGGGTCCGGGTCAACCCCAAGAACGTGGCCGCCCACCGCGAGCGCAACCACATGAACATCCTGTTCAGTTCCAACGAAGACCAGCCCGTCGTCCTCGAAAACGACGACCGCCGCCACCTCGTCATCTGGACCCCGCCCAAGCTCCCCGCCGAGTTCTACGCAGAAGTCCAGGGCGAGATCGAAACCGGCGGCACCGAAGCCCTGCACCACTACCTGCTCCACTACGACACCGGCGACTGGAAACCCTGGCACATCCCTCCCATGACCCACGCCAAGCGCGAACTGATCCAGGTCAGTGCCGACAGCATCGAACGATTCCTGGCCGACTGGATGGACGGCGACATCCCCGGCCTGCCGTTCTGCCCGTGCGGATCCGGCGACCTCTACACCGCCTATCGCCGATGGTGCAAAGACAACGGCGAAGCCTTCCCGCGCAACAGCGCCCAGTTCGGCAGCCGCCTGGGAAAGCGCGGCGACTGGTTCAAAGGCCACCGAAACCGGCGCGAAGACCTGTTCAGCAACACCGTCATCCGGCAACGCTTCGTCATACCCAGCAAAGCCGCCCTGTTTCAGGTCGCCGAACAGACCGGAAGCAAGAAATACCTCCAGGAAAACGAAGACGACATCGACTACCTCACGCGCTGCCACCTCGATTTCAACCAGGCCCTGAATGGAGTGTCTGCATGAAACATGCCGCCAAACATCCGCAAAATGCCTGGGTGCACGTGCGGGTGCACGGCTGGGTGCACGGGCTCAAGCCGCATTTGCACGGGGCGCACGGGTCTTTCGGCCATTCTCGCGTAAGGCGCGCGCACACGACGCACACACCCACGCGCCCCCATTCTCAAAACAATTTCTCACACATGACGCGCATGACGCCCGTGCACCCGTGCGCCCCGTGCAGGCGCGGCGCGGACCCGTGCACCCAGGCGTGCACCCCCCGTGCACCCACCCGCGCTCGCTCGCGCGCGCTTTATTCCTCACACGCGCCTATCCAAAGAGAAAAAGAAGGGGGAAAGCTATGAGCCTCGACCTCAACCAGGTGCGCGCCCAGTTTGCCGATTTCCTGGCAGCGCATTCTGGGCGCCGCCACAGCCTCGACGCCGCCCTCATGCACGTGGTCGAAGCCGCCTACCGCAAAGGGCTGGAAGACGCGGCGAAGGTGCCGGACGTGCTGCGCGACGCCCTGCCCAGCAGCCTGATGAGGGAAAAGCCATGACCAGCGAAACCCAGGCCGACTTCGCCCGCCGCTTGGGCGTCTCGCGGCCCTACGTCACCCAGCTCAAGCGGGAAGGCCGCCTGGTCTTGAGTGAGGACGGCCTGGTGGACGCGGAGGCCTCCCTGGCGCGCATCAAAGCCACGGAAGACCCTTCCAAGGCCCGCAAGGCATCCCAGGGCCACCCCGCCGAAAAAAACGCGCCAGCGGCCCCCATGGCCCCGGCAAAAAGCGAAATGGACGGCATGACCGGCATGGAAAAGGTCGGCGGCGCCTTCAAGCTCTGGCAGGCGCGCAAGATGAAAGCCGATGCGGAGATGGCCGAAATGGAGAAATCCCGGATGGCGCGCGACCTGGTCCCCCGCGACGCCGCCGAGTTCGCCATGGACGACCTGGCCGCCGGCGTCCGTTCCCGCCTGGAAAACCTCCCCGCCCGCTGGGCGCCGGTGCTCGCCCCCATGGACGACCTCAACCAGATCCAGGCCACCCTCACCGAACTGGTGGAAAACGAACTGCGCGCCCTGTCCAGCCAGCAGGCCAAGCGCGCCAAGGAACTCGCGGGAGAATCAGCTTGAACGGCCAGATCGCGGAACTGACCGCCGCATCCATCCCCGCCCTCATCGCCCGTGCCGCCCGCGCCATCGCGCCGCGCCAGCGGCTCACCGTCTCGCAATGGGCCGACGCGCACCGCTGGATCAGCAGCAAGCAATCTGGCGAGCCGGGCCAGTGGCGCACCGACCGCAACCCGGTCCTGGGCGAGATCATGGACGCTTTCAGCCCGCAGAACCCGGTGCGGGAAATCTGGGTGATGAAGTCCTCCCAGTGCGGCGTGACGGAGGCCACGGTGAACGTGCTGGGCTACACCATGCACCACGCCCCCTGTCCGGTCATGGTGTTCATGCCCACTGAGCAAGAGCGCGACAAGTGGAAGGCGCAGAAGCTCAACCCCATGCTGCTGGAAACCGAGTGCATTCGCGACATCCTCGGCGGCCTGCGCAGCCGCGACGCCGCCAACCGCGCCGACATGATCGACTTCCCCGGCGGCATCATCTTCCTCGCCGGCGGCAACTCGCCCAACTCCTACGCGCAAAAGTCCGCCAAGGTCATCATCGTCGATGATTTCGACCGCTTCCCGTCCGAGATCGGCGAGGAAGGCGACCCGGAGGGCCTGGTGCGCGGGCGGGCCAAGTCCTTCCCCTCCACTCACAAGATCGGCTTCATCAGCACGCCCACCATCAAGGACGCCAGCCTCATCGAGCGCGGCTTCCTGCGCACCGACCGGCGCCACTACCACGTGCGCTGTCCCCATTGCGGCCATGCCCAGCGCCTGGTCTGGCAGAACCTCAAATGGGAGCAGGCCAAGACCATCCCATCCTGGGCGGAATACGAATGCGAGGAATGCGGGCGCGGCATCGGCGAGAACCACAAGCCCACCCTGCTGCGCGACGGACTCTGGGTGCCGGAAGCGCCGGAGATCGTCACCCGGCGCGGCTACCACATCACCGCCCTGACCGCCCCCATCGGCCTGGGCCCGTCCTGGCTTTCCCTGGCGCAGGAATTCCTAATCGCCAAAAACGAGCCCGGCACCCTCAAGACTTTCATCAACCAGAACCTGGGCGAGCCCTGGGAGGATCAATCCGGCAAGCTCAAGAGCCACGAACTGGCGCGCCGCATGAGCAGCTACGACCTGCGCCAGATCCCGCCCGGCGTGCTCGCCATCACCGCCGGCATCGACACCCAGGACGAATGGCTCGCCGTCACCCTCCTGGGCTGGGGCGCCCCCCTGCGCCCGGACGGCCCGCCGCGCCTCTGGTTGCTCGACTGGCACGAAATCCGCGTGCCGCAAAAGGACACCACCCATGAAGACCTCTGGGACGAACTGGAAGCCTACCTCCACCTGCCCCTGGTCAACGCCTACGGCCGCCCCATGAAGATCGCCGCCGCCGGCATCGACAGCCGGGGCCACCGGGCGCGCGAAGTGCGCGCCTTCGCCACCCGTTACAGCCTGCGCGTCCCGGTCTACGCCGTGCAGGGCGCCACCAACCGCATGAACCGCCCCATCGCCCAGCAGCCCAGCGACGCCGATAAAAGCCGCCGCGGCAAGGTGCACCGCGGCGCCTATGGCCTGTGGAACGTCGGCACCGAGTATTGCAAGAGCTGGATCTACGGCCAGCTCGCCGCCGACATGGAACGCGGCGAGGACGAACGCACATTCAGCTTCCCCGGCGGCCTGCCCATGGACTACTTCGACGGCCTGCTCTCCGAAGTCTACGACCCGGAAAAGCGCCGCTTCGTGCAAAAGCCCGGCGCCAAGTACAAACGCAACGAGCCCATCGATACCGCCACCTACGCCTACGCCATCGGCCACCATAAGGCCGTCCTCATCGGCATGCGCCACCAGCGCGACGGCTACGTCAACGCGCCTGCCTGGTGGTCGCGCAAGGCGGCCGAGATTGAAAACACAGTGTCTATAACCGCCGCACAGACACATCTCGAAACAACGCCAGCCACGGTGAAAGGCCGTCGCTACCACATCGTCAAAGGATAGCCATGGACATCATCCGCGACATTCTCACAAGGGTGCAGGAGGGTCTCATGGAGCGCATCGGGCTACCTGATTCGGTTGTGGATCTGCTGACCGTGGTGGATCGAGATGTCCGCCGCGAGTATGGCGGCGAGCGGCCCTACATCGCCAGGACCAACGAGGCGGATCTCGCTGCCTCCGTCAAGCGCAACAACGCCATCCGCCGCGCCTGGAAGGACGGCGAGCCCATCCCCATCCTGGCGCAGCGCCATGGCCTGTCACGACGCATGATCTATAAAATCGTGCGCGGAGAAGTGTGACCGGATTGCCTTAATCGTTTCACGTCCGCATGCCATGTTGCCACCATGGCTGCCCCCATCCCCAGCACCGAGCCCGTATATGTCCAGGCAGGCGACACCGTCGCCTGGACGCGCGATCTGGCCGATTACCCGGCTCCCGCATGGACGCTGAAATACCGGCTCATCAACGCCGCGGCGCGCATCGACATCACCGCCGCCGCGTCCGGGTCCGCTCACAGCGTCAGCATCTCCGCTGCCACGACCGCCGCCTGGGTCGCCGGGGAATACACCTGGCAGGCCTACGTCGACGGCGCGGCCTCCGAGCGCCACACCGTCGGCGGCGGGCGCATCACCATCAAGCCCAACCTGGCCGCCATGGGGGCCAACTACGATGCCCGGAGCGCCGCGCGCAAGGCCCTGGATGACACCCGCGCCGCCCTGTCCACGTGGATCGCCAGCAACGGCCAGGTTCAGGAATACGAGATCGCCGGCCGCCGCATGAAATACGCATCCATGGCCGATATTCTGGGTCGCTTGCGGCTGCTGGAGCGCGAAGTCGCCAACGAGGACGCCGCCGAAAAACTCGCCGCCGGACTCCAGCCCGCGCGCCGCCTGCTGGTGAGATTCTGATGGGCCTGTTCGATTTCTTCCGCCGCCCCGCCTCGGCGCCGGCACGCCGTCGCTTCGCCGGCGCCGTCATCGACCGCACCACGGACGGCTGGATCACCTCCACCGCCGATGACATCAACCGCGAACTGCGCACGGATCTGGACGCCCTGCGCCAGCGCAGCCGAGACCTGGCGCGCAACAACGACATCGGCCGCCGCTTCGTCAAACTGGTCGGGCGCAACATCGTCGGCAGCCAGGGCGTCCTGCTGCAGGCGCGGGTCGTCAACCCGGACGGCACCCCTGACACCCTGGCTAACAAGGCCATCGAGGCAGGGTGGTACGCTTGGTGCAAGCGTGGCAGCGCCGAGGTCAGCGGCCGCATGAGTTGGGTCGATCTCTGCCGCGCCGTCGCCCAGACGGTGGCCGAGGACGGCGAGGCCCTGGTGGCGGTGATCCGCGGCAAGTCCGCCGGCAACCGCGAGGGCCTGGCCTATCAGCTTATCGACACCGGACGCCTCGATACGCGCAAGAACCAGGAGCCGAGCAAGAACCAGAACGCCATCGTCATGGGTGTGGAAATCGGCGGCGCCGGCCGGCCCGTGGCCTACTGGCTGCGTCCGGCGCCCATGAGCGGAGAAAGCAAGCCGGTCGGCGCTCAGGACATCATGCACATTTTCGACCCGGAACGGCCGGAACAGGTGCGTGGCGTGCCCTGGATGCACGCCTCCATGCTTGCCCTGCACGACCTGGGCGAATTTACCCGCTCCGCCCTGCTCAACGCCCGCCGCTCGGCGGACGTGCTGGGCTACCTGGTCAGCCCGGACGGCACCGCCACCGGACTCGCCGATACGACTGAAGGCGAGAGCCAGCCCATCAAGATCAATGCCCCGGGCACCTACGATGTCCTGCCCGAGGGCTACGACATCAAGACACCGGAGTTCAACTACCCAAACACCGTATTCGAACCGTTCACCAAGGCCTTCCAGCGCCGCATCGCCATGGGCTTCGATGTCGCCGCCCACAACCTCACCGGCGACATGACCGACGTGAATTACTCCTCCGCGCGTATTGCCGAGCTGGAGGAGCGTGACATGTGGATGACCCGGCAGAACTGGTTTATCGCGGCCTTTATCGAGCCGGTTTATGCCGAATGGCACCGCCGCGCGCTCACCGCCGGTGTCCTGCTCATGCCGAACGGTTCCGCCTTGCCCGTGACCAAGGCCGACAAGTTCATGGTGCACGAATGGCAGCCGCGCCGCTGGACCTGGGTGGACCCGATGAAGGACATCGAAGCCGCGCGCCTGGCCATCAAGAGCGGCGTCGCCAGCCCGCAGCAGATCGCCGCACAAAACGGCGTCGACATCGAGGATGTGCTCGATGCCATCGCCACCTTCGAGCAGATGGCGGCGGCCAAGGGCGTCACCCTGGTCGACTACGAAATCAGCCAACTCGCCGCCGACCCCGTAGCCGCCGAGAAAACGGCAGCGAAGGAAGCCGAACTGGCCGTCCTGCGCGCAAGAGCCGCGGAACCTGTCACGCCCGCACCGCCACCGCAAGTATTCAACATCCACCCGCACGTCACGCTCAACCAGGCCGAAATCAAGGTCGACGTGCAGCCCCAGGAAATCCGCGTCGAACAGCCTGCCATCCACAACGCCATTCAGGTCGAGCCCACACCCATCCACATCGCCGCGCCGGAGATCCGCAACATCATCGAAGTCGAGCCCACCCCCATCACCATGGAGGCGCGCATCGAAACTCCGCCGCCGGAGGTCACCGTCAACCTGCCGCCGCGCCGCACCGAGACCACCATTGAGCGCGATGCCTCCGGAAACATCGCCCGCGCCACCCAGATCGAGACCGACGCGGAGGACGCATGATCCTCACCCTCAAGCGCATCGCCTCGCGCCCGGACGGCACCTTCGGCGTGCTGCTGGCCGACGGCGCCCCCTTCGCCGTCACCCTGGAACGGCCCTGGCGCGACAACCGCAAGGGCGAGAGCTGCATCCCGCCAGGCAACTACACCTGCGTGCGCGTCAAATCGCCGAAGTTCGGGCCGACCTGGATGGTCCGGGACGTGCCCGGGCGCAGTGAAATCCTGTTCCATGCCGGCAACACCTTCGCCGATTCGCACGGCTGCATCCTCGTCGCCGAGAAGTTCGAGACCTGGAGCGACGGATCGGTATCCATCGCAGACAGTCGCATCGGCATGGCTGAATTACTGGCCATCACCCGCGACCTGGTGAGCCTTGACCTGGTGGTGGAGGACTGCGCGTGAAACTGACCGACCTCATCGCCGGCCCGGACGGCAAGGCATCCCACACCAAGCTCTGGAACAACGCCGGGGCCGCCACCATGACCGCAATCGTCTGGAGCCAGCATCTCGCCGGAAAGCTCTCCGACGATCTGCTCATCTGGTATGGCGGCCTGCTCATCGCCGGAGTGATCGCCAACAAGGCGGCGAACGCACTGCCGGGGGCGAAATGAGCGCACGCAAAGCCCCATTGACTCGGCGTGAACGCATCAGGCTGTACAACGGCCAAGTTGAGGCGCCGGCTGAAAGCCGGTCGCCTCGGACGCCTTGTTAGAGGGCTTTGATATGAGTAGCCGCGCGCCGGATGCCCA